ATGCTTATACGGGTACTACTGTTCCTGCTACTTATTATAATAAAACTCAGATTAATGCTTATACGGGTACTACTGTTCCTGCTACTTATTATAATAAAACTCAGATTAATGCTTATACGGGTACTACAGCCCCAAATACATATATTAGTGGAGCAACAAATGGATTAACGAAAACAGCAGATCATAAAATTAAATTAGGTGGAACACTTACAGAAAATACTAATATTTCTACTGCTAATTTCGGAATTGCATTTGGTTGTAGTGTTATTTCAACAGGAAAAAATTCATTTGCTGGTGGTATTTCATCATGTGCAACTGGTTGTAGTTCATTTGCATTTGGTTGTTGTATAAAAGCATGTAGTAATTTCTCATTTGCCGTTGGTTATGGTAATTGTACTAAAGGAACTTTTGCACATGCAGAAGGTAGATATACAGCAGCATGTGGATATGCTTCTCATACAGAAGGCAATAGTACTATTGCTTGTGGAAATAATACACATGCCGAAGGTAATTCATCAATATCTCGTTGTAATGATTCTCATTCAGAAGGTAATAGTACTTGTTCAGTTGGTTGTTCAACACATTCTGAAGGTAAAAGAACAAATGCTATTGGAAATTTTTCACATTCGCAAGGATATTATACAACTGCTTGTGGATGTGGTTCACATACTGGTGGTTTGGGAACTTCTGTTAAATATATATTTGCTTGTGGTAGAATTTCATTTAATCATTCGGAAAATACAACAGGAACAACAATAGGTTTTGGTGCTAATGCTGCAAATTCAGCAATTTTAGGTGGGGTAAATCATAATATTTGTTCAGGTAATACTAGATCAACAATAATTGGAGGATGTGGAATTAATTTAACAGGCAGTACATATGCCGATTATACTATTATCCCAAATCTTGGTATATGGAATACACCGGGAAGTGGTGGTACTGATGACATACTTACTTGGAATAGTAATACTAAAAAAATTAATAAAGTAACACAAAGTTCTGTTTCGGGTTCAACAGCAAATTTAATAACTAAAACAGTTTTTAGTACATATACAGGGACTACTGCCCCTGCCACTTATTTAAGTAAAACTAATTTCACTACTTATAGTGGCACTACTGAACCAGCTACTTATTTAAAGAAAACAGATTTCACTACTTATAGTGGCACTACTGAACCAGCTACTTATTTAAAGAAAACAGATTTCACTACTTACAGTGGCACTACTGAACCAGCCACTTATCTTAAAAAAACAGACTTCACTACTTATTCAGGAACCACAGCCCCTGCAACTTACGCAAGTAAAGCAAGTGCTATTACAGGAGCTACAAATCTTGGAACTGGTACTACAATTTATACTTCAGTTAGTGCAAATAAAATACAATTAAAATCATTTAAAGTTTCAGGATTGGGAATTAGTAATGATTCAAATTATATTACATTAAGCGGTGTTAGTAATAGTAGTACAGCAGATCAAACAGTAACAATAACAAATTCAAATTATACCAGTGGATTAACTTTAAATTCAAATGCAAGAATTATAAATATTATATTAGATTCTACATTAACTAATGATTGGGCACCATCAGTAATTTCAAATGTAAGACAATTTGGATATTATGAATTTTTTATTACTAAAAATGCTAGTGTAAATATTACATTATCTCCATTATCAAGAGTTTATTTTGAAGATAGTGTCGATCCTTTTCTTGATTTACAAGATGTGGAAGTAGGGCAAATGGCAATAATATCAGCAAGAGGATTGGTAAGAGGAATTCAATTTGGAAGAATGATTATCACTGATAATAAATATAATCCACCAGTATTTACTAACATATTTACGACAATATTTAACCAATAAATTTATGTTTAAACTATTTATAGTTAAATAATTAACATAATGATTTTTAAAAAATAAAATAATAATATGGCAGTACCAACCACAAAAGCAAATCTATTAACTGGAATTACAACAAACATCAGAAATGCAATAAATCCGGGAGATATTACTCAAACTAAAGTAGCAGACCTTTTAGAAGGAATTGAAACATTGGCAGTCTATAAAGATGACTTTGGAAATAATACTGTAGTATGTAAAAATAATGCAGGTACAGTTACCTATATAACTTTATCTGCCAGTCAAATATTGGGAAGAAAGTCTACGGGAGATATTGTAAATTTAGTTGCTGATGATGTCAGAACTATTATTGGTTTGCAACAAACGGCAAAAATATCAATAACCAGTGGTTCTACACGTACATTAAATACCACTCCCGTAGTATTGGTAACTTCTGGTGGTACTGGTGTTGTATTAATTCCTCAAAGAATAATTATCCGTCTTAATTATTTAACCGCAGCATATGCTACTAATACTACTCTTCAGGTTAGAGTTGGTACTATAGCACATGATTTGGCAACTACAGTATTGGCAGCAGCAGCTACTCAGGTAGATATAGAAGATATTACTGGTGTTTTTGCTAATATAACCAGTAATCAGGCTATTAAACTACAGGTGAAAACTGGTAATCCAACGGCTGGTTATGGAACTTTGGATGTATTTGTAACTTATACAATAATTACTATAACTTAATGATATACGAACCTTCAACAGTACCATTATCACCCGTTCCTATAAGTGAAACTCTTAGCAGGGAATCAATATATTATGCCGATTCTGCTACTGGCAAGTGGTATAATTCTGATGTTATAGGGAAGAAAAGGGATAGATATCCAGAATCGGGGAACTGTCTATACTTGGAAGGTTCTACAAGAATTAATTTTGGAGCAAGTGGGATTCCGGGTACTACAACTAAAATATATGGAGTATCATTTTGGTTAAAAGCAGTTGCAGCAGGTAGTGTTTTTAGATATTGGTCTTGGTTTTATGGAGATGTTTATGGAGATAATATTTGGTATAATAATACATATGGTTGTTGGGCAGGGCAAACCACCCCTTTCTCAAGACCTACAGGAATAGCAGGAGATATTACAAATTGGCATCATCATTTACATATTTATAGAAATCCGGGAATGGATGTTTATGTAGATGGAGTAAAAGTTTTTGGTACTCAAACCATAACTGTTGGTGGAGGCGGTACTTTAGTTTTTCCTTCTCCTAATTTTAGATATTTTGGATATGATTCAGGTACTTTATATACTACAGGATGGTATGTTAAACATTTAATTTTTTATACTTCTGATGCAGTTAATATGGATGATAATGATGTCTCTGAAATAATGAATACCAATACTCTTGCTACAAAATCAAGTTTTATATATTTTCATATGCCATTAGAAGAAGGAAATGGAGATATGGCTTTAATGGGTCAGAGACATCCTAATATAGATAGTAAGTTTATAGGTTGTCCAATAGATGGTACAATAGCAACTTATAGAGTTGCAAAAACTGCACTACCAAGTTTAAGTAATACTAAAGGATTTGGATATGATTGTGGATTTAATACTGTTGTAAATGGTTCTTCTGGTTTAATATTTAGTAATGTTCCTCAATATTTAAATCTGAGATTTGAAGTAAATGTTCAATTTTATCTTGAGGCATCTACCAATAATATATGTATTTTCAGTTTAGGGGCAACGGGTCTTATTTTGTATGATGTTAATGGTACTTTTTATCTAAGGCATTATCGTGTTGGTGCAACTTATAATTCTATTGATCTTACTGCTATTAAAGTAATAGGACAACTTAATACACTTAGAATAAGAAAATTTGGTGCAGATGCTAATGCTTCCACTTATGAAGTAACAGTAAATGGAAGTGTAACTACCTATTCAGAAAATTATCAAACAAATTATAATTATTTTTATGTTAATAACGATGTAGGTTTATTATGTCGTGCTTATTATAATGATATTCCAAGTACTGCTAAATTAATAACTTTTTCTTTATATCAACTAGATACAACAGGAAATAGAATAGGTGAATTTATCAATATGGATTTTCAAAATAATCTTACAAATAAAGGTGTTAATTCTCATGGTGTTAATCCTGTTTTTGTTAATTCATCTTATCCAGTAGTTTATCCAAGAGTTCCAATAGATTTACATTCTCCTAAAAATGATGTATTAGGTAGAACTTTATATTATTCAAGACAGGTTCAATTTCCAGCATTAGTTAAAAGTCCTTGTGCTAACTTCGATGGGACAGCTTATCTAGATGGAGGTAGTCATTCTGAATATGCAGTTGATAATTTTGAGTTGAATATATTATTTCTTCCAACAACAAGTGTTAATTGGAAGGAAATAAGTTCTATTCAAACTGATCCGAGTGTAGGTGGTGGGTTTAGATTAGCAATAGCACCAAGTAATGATATTAATAATCCAAGTGCTATAAGAATTACTCCTCCAATAGGTGTTTCTTTTTTTACGACCTCACAAGTAAGTTACACAAATACTAATAATTTTACAATTAAATTTTTTAGGAATGCTAAATATTTCATTTATAATTTTAATGGGGAAATTAATCAAGTAAATTTTACACAAACATATTTTCAATGGTATTCTCTTACATATATAGGAACTACATATGCTCTTAATTTTAAATATTTAGGTAAATTTTATTCATTTAAATATTATCAATTAGATTCTTCTGGTAATAGAATAAATACTTTTATTGATTTAGATTTTAGACCACAATATACTCCTTATATTTTAAATAAAGCTGCTAATGCCCCATCTTATTCTTATTTTTATTGGACATCTTATACAGCACCCAATCATTATGCTTTATCAGAATATCAGGAACCTTTTGCATTAGAATCTTATAAGAACGGTGCAAGATTAAAAAGCAATATTTTAAATACTTTTTATCCTAATCCTTTTGATGCTCCAGAATTTCCAAATCATACAAGTTCTTCTGTATTGACCTTCTTGAATATGAAGGAAATTTCCCAATCCCAACCTATTTATAGAAGGTTAAATGCTAATGTTAAATTATCTCCTGTAATTACTCCAACCCATTATGCAGCAAATCAATATGTTTCATATCCAGATGCCAATTCTGTTCATATTACTAATTCTGCTGATGGTTCAGTATCAGGAATAGATTTTATTAAAGAAAGATTCGGATATGATTATAATAAGATAACTTTTACATTGGGACCTAATCCCGCTAGCACGTCACATTGTGTTGGAGTTCATATTATAACTGAAAATGGTGGATATATTATGTATATGATATCTAATCTTTTGGATTTTACTCATATTAATTTTAGAAAAATAAGTGATGGTGGTACGAATCACTTTTATTCTTATACTTATACTGTTTCAATAGGATTTTTTAAATTTGATTATGGAACAGGAAAAATTTATTTTGGAATTGACGGTGTAATTTTAAACTCAGAATTGATTTCTTATGGTACTCAATTTTATATAAGATTTCAAAGAGAATATCCTAACCCTGATGTAGGAACTTCTGTTAACGTTACTAATATTTATTGTTTAAATGAATAATAATGAGTAATTATCAACAAGATATAGAGGACTTAACTTATAATGATATACTAGATCAGAAGATAGTAGCTGGAATGACTTTTACAGGTACTGGTTCTAGTTATTTAGGTCCATTTGCTTTTGATGGTTATGAATCTTCAGGACTTGAAGTTGAAATGATTGTTTTGCCTAATTCAGCTACTTGTTATATGTGGGGTGTTCAGAGTTATGGTGATGGTAGTGGTATTAATGTATCTTTTACTACAAGTAATACTTGGAATGTTTATTGGAAAGGTGCTATAGTATTAAGTGCTTCTGGTGTAGCATCACTAACTACAAGAGTTAAACTTACAGTTAAACTCATAAATGGTCATATTTATTTAATTGAGAATGGTAATCAAATAGGACATTATTATACAGGTTCTCGTTGGATTGGCAGATATGGTGGATATGCAACACAAACTAGTGTTGGAGCTTTTAGAACTTATCCAGCAGGAGCTTTAACTAATACTGGTTCTAAAACTATTTATAGTTTTATTATTTGGAAATTAGATATGTTTGGTAATAGAATAAGAGAAGTTGTTAATTTTCCGTTTCAAGAAGTTTATGGACCAAATATTTATAGTATTGCAGATAATAGACATATAGGTTGTCTTATTAATTTTTACACCGCAACTATTCCTGTTAATGCTCTTGGTACATATATAACTCAATATCCTTCTGATATAGCATTTCCAAGAAAATGGATTTATGGTGTTTCTGGTAAATATAATACAACTCTTTCTAATCAAAATTTAACTATTGTTTCTATTGCCCCTTCCAGTACGTTTGAAGTTTCTTCAAACGGGATTTTATTTAAAACAGGATCAGCCAGTTATGCTTATTATATATCAAATACAGAATTTGCATTTACCAGATATGGTTATTATAGAGTAACTTGTTCTTGTAAAACATGGATATCAGGTAATGCAGCTGTGAGAAACAGAGGAGGAACTCCTGCATATTATACAGCAACCTGTAATGCAGTAGGAATATTTAGTTTTTCTGGTTATGTTTCAGCAGTATTAGGAGATGGTGCTTTAATTGAGATAAATGCTCCTGCTGTTGGCATAACTTTAGGAGATTTTATAGTAGAATTTCTTACAGAATATCCTATTTGTCCGGATACAGGACTTGATGCTGCTGGATATGCTATAACTAATTCATCTGATTTAATTACTTATGGAAAGCAATATAATAAAGTATTAAATTATGAAGGACAATCAGTTGTAGTCAAAAGAACAACTTCTTTATTCCCTTATACAGATTGGACTCTTCAACAATGGACAAGTATAATAAATGTAGATGTTGGAACTCTTGGAGAAATATTTCAAAGTGGTGGAGCAACAGGAACAGGATATATTAATATAGATTTGAGTCAATATAAAATGTGGAGATTTCAATTTAAATTAATAGATGCAACTTATGTTAATTATATTGGTATAGTTTCTGATCCCGCTTCTCCATATTATTTAATGGATGTTAGAAATATATCTATTGATAATATGCTATTTCAAGAAATGGGAACTGGTAAAGTTGCAAATAATTATGCAGGATTAGGACCAATCTTATATTTTGAATGGGACGGAACTTATTATAGAATTTATAGAAATAGTTTAGACCCGTCTGTAGTATGTATTGAAGATAGATTAGCACACGAATATATTTATTGTATATTAACTTCAGTTAACTCAAATAATGGATTTTATGATTGTAAATTAACAATACCTTTATTTTAATATGAAATACTATGATATAGGAAATAATATAATAATCAACTATCCAGTTGAACCTTTATATGCAAGACAAGATATAGTCCCGCAACCATTATCTTCTGATTATATGACACAATTATCATCTTTTAATATTATTTTAGGCAGTAAAATTAGTTGGGGTGGTGGAGGAAAGAAAGGTGGAGGTGGTCTTGTACCACTACCGCCACAACCAGTTCAAACACCAACTATTAATGCTGCAATATTAAGGCAGATATTCAGTGATTTATCAGTATTATCTCCTTCATATCAAAGAGTATATTTAGATCAAATAAATTTATATGATGAAAGATATAATGGACAAGGACCAAATGGAATAATAGCATCATTAATATCTCCAGAAGATTTAAGAACTTGTATTGAAAATATAGTTATAACTGATCCTTCCGATGGTACAGATAAATCTTTTAAAGATACGTGGGGAGATACGATGTCCTTTATTTATTATTTAATAACTGCTTCATTAAATTTCAAACTAGATAATCCTAATTCTTTATATGGAATTTATAATGTTTTATATGTATCAATATTAAGTACACCGGATTTATTAGATTCCGAAGTACCACCGGGATTACCTGATAGAGATATTTATGATGATTCTGGTAATACATTTGCCGTTAAAACTTTCAGAGATTGGGGTGGAATGTGGGTAGAAGGAAATGCAGGAAGAATAATTTATACTGTATATACTCCTTCAAGGCAAGGAGCTTTAAATATGACAGAAATAAAATTATTATATGATTTATCTTCTGTATTTGATGATTATCAAATTTTATTTTCTGCCGATAAAGATATTCTTTTACAAACTGATGAATTTAACCCTCCTTCAATATAATAAGTTATTATTTATTTAAATCCTACAGATATTTTTTGATAATACTGGATAAAATAAGTATTTATAATAAATAAATGTCTATAATAAATATTAAATAGAATGGGATTTGGATATAACACAGGCAATACATTTCAACAATTAGATTGGAGACAAGGATATTCAGAAATAACTTCAATGGTTACGGGTGGAACCACTGGTATTACCAATGTTTTAGGGCAAAATATTGGTACTGGTACTGGTTTAATATTTGCAAATGCAATAGGAGCAACTTCATATTATAGAAAAATTACTGGGGTTGGTAAAGTTGTAATAACAACAGTTGGAAATGATATAATTGTTTCTGGTAAAACTTAATTAATTAATTTTTCATTATAAAATTCATTGTTTTTTTCATTTTTACTTAATATCTTTGCTATTATGCAAGATTTTATTTTTAATGTATATTGTCAAAGAATCAGCAGGCAAAGTAAATATCAAGTTACTTTTTCATATAATTTGCAATTAATTGATCGTATTAAAAATCTTCCCCAAGAACAAAGAAAATATAATAAAGATAATAATTATTGGGAAATTACTACAAGAGGATTATATTCTTTAATTAAATCATATAAAGGATCAACTAAATTACATTTTGATTTTGGTGAAGAAGAAGGAAGAAAGGAATTCAAAGAACAAATTAAAAAAATTGATGCTGAAGAAATAGAAAAAGAACGTATAATTAAAGAATTAAATGAAAAGAAAATATATTGGTATAATTTTAAAGAAGACCTAGAAAATAATTATGAACAATATATTGATATAATACATAAAAACTTAAAACCAGAAGTTAAATTATATACATATCAAGTATGTGCCACTATATTTTTAAATAAGGTGAAAAATGTATTATTAGCATTAGATATGGGCACTGGAAAATCAATAATATCAATAGCATATATTGAAATGAATGATTTTAAAAAAGTTTTAGTAATAACCCCAAATTCACTTAAATTTAATTATTATAATGAAGTTGAAAAATTTACCAATTCAAAAGCATATATTATAAATTGGAATAAAAATAAATATACTATAGAAGAATCAAAATATATTATTATAAATTATGATTTTTTTAATTCATCAAATAAAGAAGGGGCAAATAAAAAATATTTTAATTTAAATATTGACGATAAAATTGAATGTATAATAGTGGATGAATGTCAAAAAATAAAAAATACAAAAAATAATATATATAAAAATTATAAACGTTTTTTTAGTAGAAAGCAAATAAGTAAAGTATTTATGAGTGGTACTCCAATGTGCAATAGAACATATGAATTATATAGTGTATTAAATCAAATATCACCAATTGAATTTCCAACAAAAAAATTCTTTTATGAATATTATTGTGGAATGACATATGATAGTGGTAGTGATTATGGTGGTTGGATATCTATTGGTGATATAAAATTTGAAGAATTATATAATAAAATATCACCATATACATATAGGAAAAGAAAAGAAGAAATATTACCAGATTTACCAGATAAGACATATCAAAAAATATTATTAGAATTAAATGAAAAAGAAAAAAATATTTATGATGAAATTGAAAGTGGAATTGCAAATGAATTTATTGCTGATAGTAATTTAAATCCATTAACAAGAATGTTAAGACTAAGACAATATACATCATCTTTAAAAATAAAAAATATAAATGATATTATTGATGAAATTATTGATAATAATGAAAAGGTTGTTATTATTGATGTTTTTAAAGATGTTTTAAATGAAATACATGAAAAATATAAAAATATATCAGTATTACATACTGGTGATTTTTCTGTTTCAGAAAGAAATGAAATGGTAACTATTTTTCAAGATGAAAATAGTAATATAAAAATATTTTTAGGAACAATAAGTACTGCAAATTTTGGATTAACGTTAACGGCAGCTAGTAAAATGTTATTATTAACACTGCCATATTCTGTTGGAGAATATGATCAAATATCAGATAGAATTCATAGAATTGGGCAAAAAAATAGTGTAATGATATATCCAATAATATATATTGATACTATTGACGAATATGTTTTTGATCTATTGGAAAAAAAAATGATTGAAATTACAAAAACATTAGATAATAAAGAATATAATACAACTTATGTTGATGTTACAATGAATGATATCATAAATAAATTAAAAGAAAAATATGTGTAATTATAATGATTATATTGATAAAAAATCAAAATATGTAACAAGAGAATATTGGTTAAAAAAAAATGATATTTTATTATATAATAAAATAATAAAAAATACGCAAAATTATGTGGTTCCTTTTAAAGAAAAGGTATATTTATTTAGGCATAAAACAACACCACCAAAATGTAAAATATGTAATGAAACCCCAAAATTTTTAAATTTTAATTTAGGTTATAGGAAATATTGTTCGACAAAATGTGCAGCAAATGATGAGAAAATAAAAAAAAATAAAAAAATATCAAATATTCAAAAATATGGAGTTGAATATCCCCAACAATCAAAAGAAATAAAAAATAAAATAAAAAAAACAAATATTGAAAAATATGGTGTTGAAAATCCATTTCAATCAGAACAAATAAAAGAAAAAATTAAACAAACCATTATGAAAAAATATGGTGTTGAAAATTTAAATAAACTAATAATATATAGAAAAAAAATAGAACAAACAAATATAAAAAAATATGGTGTTAAAACTTTTTTATTAACAAAAGAATTAAAAAATATTAATATAAATTGTTATAATATCGTATATATTAATAAATGGAGTAAAATATTGAATATTGATAAATCAAACATTATATTAGATAATAATAAAGTAAAATTAAAAGGATATTGTAAAAAACATAAAATATTTGAAATATCAAAAGATATATTATATAGTAGATGGCATACAAATAAAATTAAATTTTTATGTACAAAATGTTTTCCCGTTAAAAGAGGTACGTCATTTTTGGAAAAAGAAATTAAAGAATATATTAAAACATTAAATATTGTTTTTGAAGAAAATAATAGAAAAATATTAAATAATGAAATTGACATATATATTCCAGATCATAAATTAGCAATTGAATTTGATGGACTTTATTGGCATTCAGAATTATTTAAAGATAAGAATTATCATTTAAATAAAACAGAAAAATGTGAAAAGCAAGGAATAGAACTTATACATATTTTTGAGGACGAATGGTTATATAAAAAAGAAATAGTTAAAAATATTATTAAATCAAAATTAGGATTAATTAATAATAAAATTAATGCTTCTGATTGTGAAATTAAAGAAATAAATGACAATAAACTAATAAGAAATTTTCTTGAAAATAACCATATTAATGGATATATTGGATCAGAATTTAAAATAGGACTATTTTATAATAATGAACTCATATCATTAATGATTTTAAATAAAAAATATGAAATATTAAGATTTTGTGATAGAAATGATATTATTGTTATTGATAGTATGTCTAAACTATTAAAATATTTTATTAATTATTATAAACCAAATTTAATAATTATGTTTGTTGATCGTAGATATGATAGTGGTAAAAGATATGAAGTTTTAGGTTTTACATATAAAGAAAAAACAAGACCAAATTATTGGTATACTACTTGTAGCGGAAAAATAATAAAAAGAAATCATAGATTTAAATATAAAAAAAATATTCTTATAAAACAAGGATATAATTCAAATAAAACAGAACATGAAATAATGTTGGAAAATAATTATTTAAGGGTATATGATTGTGGCAAAACTAAATATGAATATATTCTAAAATATTAAATATGGGAAAAAAATATGAATGGTATAAAAATCCTTTGATTGATATGATACTTTCTTTTTTATCATCAATGACAAAGCATAATAAAAATTTTGATATTGATGTTATTAATAATTATATTAGAAATGAAATAATAAAGATTATTGTAGATATTTGCGGAAATTCTCATTTAAAATATTTGGAATTTGATTTAAAAATTGATAAGTTTGCTGATAAATTTGAAATCATACCATATAACTTCATAACTGCACTTTGGTTTAGTGGATATTTTCCAATAAATGTAAAAGAAATTAATGATGAAAATAGATTTTTTATAAAAAGTGGTGGATATTATAGTTTTGATTATAAAACAAATAAAATAATTTTTTATAATGAAGAAAGATAATGAAAAAGTACTAAAATCAAAAAACAAAAGAATAGCAATATTATTTTCGGGGGGTTTGGATTCTACATATTTGATGTGGAGAAATTTAAAAGATGGAAATGTTGTATATCCTATTTATATTGAAATTAAAAATAATAAAGATAAAGTTATTGTTGAAAAACAACAAATAAATCTAATTATTGATGAATTAAAAAAAGAATTTCCAAATGGCAAAATTGAATTTAATAAAAATTCAAGTAGTGTTGATATTGTGACCGGATATTTTAATATTGTTAGTTTTCCACAACCTTTAATTTGGATGGCTACCGTTCCTTTTTCATTAAATGATAAAGTTAATGAATTACAGGCTGGATATGTAATTGGTGATGATGCAATATCCAGTATATCAGAAATTAAAAAATTATATAATGCAACAAAATTTGTAGTTGCTAAATATATTCCAATAAAATTTCCTTTAATAAAAAAATTAAAAGACGACTTAATGTCAGAATTACCAGATCAATATCAAAAGTTAATAACAAGTTGTGAAATACCAGTATTATTAAATATTGGAATAAAACAAAAAAATACTAATTTATCTTATCGTTTTTTTAAACCGTGTTGTGATTGTATACCTTGTAAAAAAATAATATCACATAATTTTTATGGTTCAGAAATATTAAAAAAACGATATTTGCCATATTTATATGACCAGAAAATGAAAGAAATTAAAGAGTTAGAATCTTATAAAAATTTATATATGCAATGACATTAATTAAAAATAAATTAGAAATAATCAAAGAAATACAATCCTTTTTGGAAGGATATAATAACGATCAAAAGTATTTGGTTAATGTTGAAGTTGATCCAACAGTTGATTATGCAGTTTGTTTTTTCAGAAAACCAAAAGAAAAAATTGTTAAAAAAAATATAACATATCATCCATTTTTATTTATTAAAGATTTTACTGCAAATGGTTATCAGTTATATAGCGGGAATAAAAAAGTACTGCTTTCAATGATGAAAAAATATGGGATTAAAATAAAAAAATTAAAAACTGGAAATCACCCAAGATTGAAAAATGGATATTGTTATAAAGTTAGTGGGGAAAAAACATTTAATGATATTATATATTTTTTCAAAGAAGGTGGCATTAATCCATACGAAAAACTTTATGATTCTAACGATAAATCCATTGTAGATAAAAATGGAAGGGCACAATATAAATATAATCATTTATTTTTTATTCCAAGATTAGAAGATCAGTTTTTTATTTCAACGGGTATTAGATTATTTAAAGGTATTGAAGATTATAAAGATATTCATCGTTTAACCTTCGATATTGAAACTACTGGTTTAAGATATAAAATTTTTCGTATTTTTTCAATTGGAGTACGTACCAATCAAGGATATGAAAAAATACTGGAAGTAAAAAAAGATGATGATAATGATGCGGAGATTAGACTAATTCAGGATTTTTTTAATCTTATTAAATTATTAGAACCGGACGTAATAGTAGGATTTAATTCTGAAGCATTCGATTTTGATTTTATTATAGGGAGGGCAAAAGAATTAAATATGAATTTAGACGTATTACCAACAACACATGATGTAGAAAATAAGGAAAGAATTTCACGTGGAAAAAGAAGTTTAAAAATCGGAAGTGATGTTGAAATATATATAGCAACTAAAATGTGGGGTTATACAATTCTGGATATTTTACATTCAGTTAAACGTACAGCTTCTGATAATACTGAAATAAAAAGAAACAATTTAAAATACATCAGTAAATTTGAGGGTATTGCAAAATCAAATCGAACATATGTTTCCGGAGAAGACGGAGCTATCGGTAAATATTGGAAGGAAAATAAATATTTTATTATTAATCATGAAAATAATAATTATATTCAGATACCAAATGAATATCAAAAACAAGCAGAAAATTTATATATATTGCAATCAAATAAAAAAAAATTAAGTGAAATTGAATATAATAATTATAAAAAATATTTTTTAAAAGAAAAACCGGAATTTGTTAATTGGTTAAGAGAAAAATTAAAAACATTAGGAAAATATGTTTTTATTACTGGTAAAGAAATTATAAAGCAATATTTATTAGACGATCTTTGGGAAACAGAGCAAGTTGATAATTTATATAATCAATCAGCATTTTTACTTGCAAAAATAGTTCCAACGTCTTATAGCAGAATAGCTACTATGGGTAATGCAGCAATTTGGAATTTACTTATGACTGCTTGGAGTTATGAAAATGATTTATCTATTCCTGATTCAGATATTAAAAAAGAAACTTTTTCTGGAGGATATACCCGTTGTTATAAAAAGGGGTATACTAAAAGAATTATTAAAATAGACTATAAGGGTTTGTATCCGTCATTACAATTAATATATCATATATTTCCAATTTTTGATATTACAAATGTCATGGAAAGAATGTTAATATATATGACAACTACTCGTAATATATATAAGAAATTATCAAATGCTGAAAATTTGGAAGAAGAAGAAAAACAATTATTAAAATCTATTGATAATGAAACATGTAAAAAATATAATAATAATATAATTACTGAAGAGAATAGAAAACATTTTAAAATAAAACAAACTCCTATTAAAAGAGTAAATAATTCATTATGGGGATCACT